AATCGCAAGCTGTAGCTGAAGAACGTAAAGCCATAGAAGCAGAACGGCAGCGTATCGAGGAAGCTAGGTATCTGCGTGACCAATACGCAGAACGGTTGCAGGTTATTGAGCAGATGCTCAACCAGCAGCCAGAGACAGAGAATCTGGACTATTTGAAGGAAAACGATCCTATCGGTTATGCCGTTAAGGTCGCAGAACTCTCTCAGCGGGAGAAGCAGTTAGCTCAAGTTCAAGCCGAACGACAGCGAATTGCACAGCAGCAGGAGCAGGAACGTCAGGAGCAGCTAGGGTCTGTGATACAGGCTGAGGCTCGTAAACTGGCAGAGGTTATTCCTGAGTATGCTGACCCGAAGCGTGGTGATGCGATGAAGCGGGAACTTAGGGAGTTTGGACTCAAACTAGGATTCTCTGAACAAGAGTTAGCGGGAGTTTATGACTCTCGTGCAGTTCTAGCGTTATACAAGGCGATGCAATACGATAAGTTGCAAAGCTCTAAACCTGCCATCACGAAGAAGGTGAACGAAGCCCCGAAAGTTATGAAGTCGGGTGTTTCGCAGCCTAGAGATAGTAACGACGAACTGCGTAAGTTAAAGGCGCGAGCAAAGCAGACCGGAAGGGTTGCTGATGCCGCAAGAGCATTTGAACGATTTTTATAGGAACTATCATGGCAACATTTACCGCACATAGCGCAATTGGTCAGCGCGAAGATTTGACCGACATTATCTATGACATCTCGCCTACCGAGACTCCGTTTATGTCATCGATTGGCAAGACCAAAGCAACTGCTGTGTATCACGAGTGGCAGACTGACAGTCTAGCTGCTGCTACGACTGCTAACGCTGCTGTTGAAGGTGCTGATGCAACTTCGGCTACTCTGTCTCCTACCGTTCGTTTGGGTAACTACACTCAGATCATCCAAAAAACCGTTCAGGTTTCGGGTACTCTGGATGCAGTCAACAAAGCAGGTCGTAAGTCGGAAAAGGCTTATCAGCTTGCTAAGGCATCGGCTGAGATCAAGCGTGATCTGGAAACTATCCTGTTGGCTAACCAAGGTCGTTCGGCTGGTTCGTCGACTACTGCTCGTAAACTTGGTTCTCTGCTGTCGTGGATCAAGACTAACTCGGACGTTGGTTCGGGCGGTGCTGATCCTGCGACTATCGGTGTATCGACTCGTACTGATGGTACTCAGCGTACTTTCACCGAGGCTCTGCTGAAGTCGGTTATTGCAGAGGTATATTCGTCTGGTGGTTCGCCGAAGATTCTGATGGTAGGCGTAACTGGTAAGCAGAAGGTTTCGTCGTTTGCTGGTATCGCTGCACAGCGTTATATGGCTCCGTCGAATACCCCTACTACCATTGTGGGCGCGGCTGATGTCTACATGAGCGACTTCGGTTCTCTGCAGGTCATCCCTCAAAGATTCATGCGCGCTCGTGATGCTCTGGTGATTGATCCAGAATACGCAGCACTCGCGTATCTGCGTCCGTTCCAGACTAACGATCTGGCTAAGACTGGTGACTCTGAGAATACTCAGTTGCTTGCTGAAGTCACGCTGGAAGTTAAGAACGAAGCAGCTATGGGCATTATCGCTGACTTGGATATGTCGCTGTAATTAGTAGCAAATCCTCCTAGCCTACGGGCTAGGGGGAACTACAAAAGGATTTTATGAGTACTCCGATACGGACTCAAACAGTATATGCGGACGGTGATGGTGGAATCGTCATCGAAACCAAACAGGATGTAACCGAGATCATTGAGGCTAACAAGGCTCAGTTAGATTTCGATAAAGCTAGGACAGGGCATCTCAATGAGTTGCACCATATAGCCCGAATACCCTTCACGGTGATTGATGTACTGAACCAGAAAGGGATTATGAAGGGCTTTAACGTGGTGGATGACGTTGGATTCGCTAAGTGGCTGAACGATCCTGATAATGCTGTTTGGAAAACGTATCGAGGTACAGTATGAGAGTAGGTGTTTGTGTTCCCTGTAGGGATGAAGTACATACGGGCTTTGCGTTTGACTTTTCAAAGATGGCTGCACATGATGCGTCTGTCAGATGCAAGGATGGTAAGGGCGGTTTAAGTCTTTACACGATGCCGGGAACGCTGATATTTGACCAGCGGGAGAAGTTGGCAGAGGTAGCGTTGAAAGAGGGCTGTGATGCGTTGTTCTTTGTGGACAGCGATATGCGGTTTCCTCCTGACATCATTACTATTCTGCTAAGTCGTAATGTGCCGATTGTGGGTGTTAATGCTACGACTCGTCGTAAGCCTGTGACTCCGACAGCGAAGATTATGACGAAGTACATGGATGGGGAAACACTCGTTCATAAGTGGGAGAACATTGACTCTCGCGGTAAGGAAGGTATTGAGGAAGTTACAGCGGTTGGCTTTGGTGCTGTGATGATCCGTAAGGAAGTGTTTGAAAAGACTGGCAGACCGTGGTTTGATGCTGGATGGGGTAAATCTGGAGTATGCGGTGAGGACGTTTACTTCTGCGTTAAAGCTGCTTCAGAGGGATTCCCGACCTATGTTGACCATGAACTGTCAATGCACATCCGGCACATAGGAACCTATGAGTACGGATGGAAAGATTTTGAGCAATTAGAGGAATGATATGGCTTTCGACAGCTATTCGGCACTAAAGACTACGATAGCAAGTTATCTAGCTCGTAGTGATCTAACGTCAATTATTCCTGACTTTATCCGACTAGCTGAGGAACGCCTCAGACGAGACATTCGGACTCGCATGATGTTGACTGTTGCTACAGCGTCAACTATTGCAGCAGATTCTACGGTTGGGTTACCGACTGATTTCCTAGAGATGCGTGACATTCACCTGAACACAACTCCTGTGTTTACGTTGCGCTACAAGGCTCCTAATAGCTTCTACGAGACCGCAAGGACTACTGAGAGTGGTAGACCTGTGGACTACACGATTTTGGGCTTAGAGATGCAATTAGCCCCTATTCCTGATACTGCTTATACGTTGCAAATGTTGTATTACTCCAAGCCTACTTTGTTGAGTGATACGAATACGAGTAATGTATTCCTAGCGAACTATCCTGATGCTTTGTTGTATGCGTCACTAGGTGAAGCAGAGCCGTATCTGATGAATGATGCTCGTTTGCAAACATGGTCTGCTTTATATGACCGAGCGATCAATGCTATCAATGTGTCTGACCAGTCGAGTGAGTACAGCGGTCAGCCTATGTCTATGTCTTATAACGTGAGGTAAATCATGGCAGAAATGAGTACATACCTAGAGGACGCGCTGATTAACGCGACTCTACGGAACACAACTTATACGAGTCCTACGACGGTTTATGTGGGTTTGTACACTAGCGATCCGACTGACGCTAACACGGGTACAGAGGTCTCAGGTGGGTCTTATGCTCGTACTTCTGTGACGTTTGCCTCACCTAGTAACGGGGTTACGACTAACTCTAGTGCTGTTGAGTTCCCACAGGCAACAGGCACATGGGGTACGGTAGGCTGGATTGGTATTCTGGATGCTGCTACTAGCGGAAATCTGCTGTATCACACAGCCTTAGATACGTCGAAGGTGATTGAGACTGGTGATATTTTTAAGATTTCTACAGGGAATCTATCTGTGACTTTGGCTTAAGGAATAGATTATGTCCACTATCGTCACACGGGCAGGTAAAGGTAGTGCGCTAACTCATAACGAGGTAGATGCCAACTTTACTAACCTAAATACTGACAAGATTGAAGCTGCTCAGAGCGTTACTCTGACGAATAAAACGATCTCAGGAAGCAACAATACGCTATCGAATATTGGGAACTCATCACTTACCAATAGTAGCGTAACGATTGGTTCTACTAGCGTAAGTCTAGGCTCTACTGCTACGACTGTATCTGGTCTTACTTTATCTAGCCCTACAGTTAATACGCCTACATTAAGTGGTGGAACGATAAATAACGCTAGTGTAGGTGCTACGACACCGAGTTCAGGTGCGTTTACGACTTTATCTGCGACTGGCGTTACGACTGTTCAGGCGGGTACTGCTGCTGCTCCAGCGATTACGACATCAGGCGACACCAACACGGGCATCTTCTACCCTGCTGCGGATACGGTAGCTATTGGTACAGGTGGTACGGAAGCGTTGCGGGTGAATAGTTCGCAAACATTAACTTTTGTTAGGTCTACTTTAGCGTCTTATCAATGGACTGC